CCGGATGTACCACTACCGCCAGATATACATGACGGGGCGCACGGTTGAGGATCACGTACCGGCGATCAGGCGAATGATAGAGGGGCGCAAGATCGAGGCGTGGATACCTGACCACGACGCTGAGGACAGGGCGACGCTTGAGAAACATCTCGGCATCAAGACGACGACGAGCAGGAAGGCGGTCATCACGGGCATCCAGGCGGTGAAGCAGAGGCTCGCGGATCAGCGGATCTTCTTCATGCGGGGTGCGCTGATGGAACTTGACCCGGTGCTGGCGAAGGCAAAGCGCCCGACGTGTTTGATCGATGAGATAAGCGGGTATCGCTGGAGCGATAAGAAGCAGGACACGCCGGTCAAGGAAGATGATCACAGTGTCGATTCTGCTCGCTACGCAGTTATGTACCTGGACGGGGGCAAGCCGCGCCCGGTGGTTTCGGTTAAGGTTGGCAATTATGCGAGGGATGTAGCAAAGAGGGACGACTATGGCAGATAATTCGAGGATATTAAAAGACCTGCTTATCAGGACAGATCCGGCGCTGGCTGACCGGATCAACGCTGATTGGTGGGCGCAGCAGGAGATGGTCAGAGGTGCGCGGGTCGCTAAGTATCGCCGGTATAACGTAGGTGATCACGACCAGACGATGACTGAGCAGATGAAGGCGATGCTCAGGCTGAAATCGACCAGCGACGAACTCAACGACCTGAATGTCAACTACTGCTCGGTGGTGGTTGATAAGATGGCTTCGCGCCTGGCGGTGGATAGCTGGAATACGGGAAATGAGCAGGGCGATGAATGGCTCATGGAACTTATGCAACGGTCAAAGATCGACAATCTTGAGGGATCGATCTACCGCTCATCAATCCGCGATGGTGACAGCTATATCATGGTTGACACCGCGAATATGATCCTGACAAGCGAACCAGCATACAACGGACATGACGGCGTGACTGTCATCTACGGCGAGGCTGATGAGGTGATCTGGGCTTGTAAGCTCTGGTCGGTATCTTCGCAGGCGCTGGTCAATCAGGAGGAAGATGATTATAGCTACTCTGAGGTGATGAAAGCCATCGTTTACCAGCCGGGTCGCCTGACGTATTGGCGTCAGGATGGGGCGCTGGTGATGGAAAAGGAGGAATTCTGGGGCAACGTTGGGATCGTCCCGGTGGTTCCGGTGGTCAATAAGCGCGATAACTATTCAAGTTACGGCGAGAGCGAGATCCGGCCTGCGCTGCCGATCCAGGACATTATCAACCGCATGGTTTACTCGACGACCATGAACGCAGAACTGACGGCATTCATCATCCGGTATATCGTGGGCTTTGAGATTGACCCGATGGAAATCATGCCCGGCGCGGTGATTAACCTGCCTCTGACGGATAAGTCAGGCAACGCGATCACGGGGATTGATGACGAGACGGCAAACTTCCTCAGGTCAATCCAGATTGGATCGCTTGAGGCGGGCGACATGTCTCAGTTCGTCGTGGTGCTTGACCGGATGGTGCGAGAGTTATCGCAGGCGACGCAAACACCCATCTACGGGGCAGGCACATCCAATATGTCAGGCGAGGCGCTTAAGCAACTTGAGATCGGGCTGATCGGCAAGTGTCAGCGTTTCCAGAAAGAGAACACCGACGCATGGAAGCAAGCGGTGATGGTTGCGCACAAGATACAGGGCGCATTCGCAACCAGCTTCGGCACGCCTCCGGCGATTGATTATGTGAGCGTGTCGTGGAAATCAGCAGAGATCCGCAACCTGAACGATGACCTGAACACGCTGGTCAATATGTACAAATCAGCGCCGAATCTATTCCCAAATAAATGGTATCGCCAGCGCATCGGCGGGATGCTTGGGCTTTCGACTGATGAGATTGCCAGCATCGAGGACATGGTAGCTGCGGATCAGGAAGATTATTTTGAGGCGTTGAGCATAGGTCGGGGCGGGTCTATCCCGTTGGTCTAAAATATGGAAATGGAAAAGGCAGGGGAAATCATCGTCGTCAGAGAAGGCAGTCTGGTTTTATTCACCTTCCTGGTGAAAGATGGCGAAGTTGTCAGCGTTGATGAGGCAAAGCGAACGGCGCAGCGATTGCTTGCGACTGCTATGCAAATCACGGATGAGCAAGTCGATATGATCAACTGGAAGGATGTGCCGATTAACTGATGCCAACTATTCAGGGATATGCAAACGAGGAGCTTGATCGCTCTTATGCGCAGGTGACGGCTTCGGCGTTCAGGCAAATCCGGGCGCTGGTTGATGCTCGGAACGGCAGGATGCAACGGGCTTTGAGGGCGTTTCAGGATGAGGTAGAAGCGCTTGATGAGGCGGGTGAGCCGCTGACGATTGACAACGCGGAACTGCTTGCGGTTTTCAGCGCATTCGGTGACGTTATGGATAATACGGAACTGATCCTCGCGTCGATTGATGAGGATGTGCAGATGAGCGGTGCGCAGATTGCCGTTCCTGCGGTGACGGCTTCCATCTTCGGCGTGCTGGCTGCGGCGCTTGCGAGGGCTGACCGTAACCCGGTATCACCCTCAGCGATGCAATACTATGAGCAGGAAATCATCGGGGGCGGGCTGAACTATGTCACGCTGGATGATCGGGCGTTGCAGATTGCGACGGATTACGTGCGGTCTGATGCGTGGCAACAAAGGCTTTCTGGGTGGGGTGATGGCTACGCTAACCTGCTGGAAGATACGATCATCAACGGCATACGCAACCGCCAGAACCCGCTCACGACTGCGCTGGATGTGCGGAGGCTGACTGAGGGCATACCGACACACGCCAGCGACAATCTCATGCGGACGCTGCAACTGACGGCATACCGCGAGGCTGAGGTTGCGCAGGTGATGGCGAACAACCAGTTCATCGTTAAGAAGTACAGGATCGCGGCGCTGGATAGCCGAACCTGTTTTCCAGAAAACACAGTTGTAAAAACTATTGATGGAGACAAATACATTCAGGATATTGATGCTGGTGAATATGTACTAACTCACACGGGGCAGTATCGCAAAGTTAACGAAATACTAAAGCGCATGTATAGTAAAGACATGGTTAAATTATCTGGCTCTTTTGGTGAATTGGAATGCACTTCAGATCATCCAATTCTAATTAAGCGGGGGGGATATTGTTATTGGGAAATCGCCGAAAGAATTGACTCCGGCGATGAGGTCTTTATCTTTACTGAGAACGGTTCGCACGATCTCAACCATATCACCAGTGACGTCACCATAAAATGGCGTATCAGGAATGCGGATGACAAAATAACCGGCGTCGTTGAGCCTCTTCGTTTTTCTGGCGTCGGCTCCTGGGCGTTTGGAATGCCAATAAACCCCATCGACTTCAAGAGCAAGATTCAATCGTGGAATGAAAAAATCGACAGCATATCTGTCAATTTTAGATTGCTTGTCAAAAGGTTCTTCAATGGTCTCGAGGCAAAGCCTGACATTCTTTTCTGGTTCGGTCTCGCCAGTATATTGATGATAGCAACTGGCACAACAGAATATCTGATCCCTGCTAAGTGGGCCGGGACAAACGCGAAAATCTTCACCGCAGTTCAAGCAGGTTTTTATCAGCGGTGGACGACGGCATTCCTCGCTACAATAATGGCGTGCATGTTTGGAGCTGTTAATAAATTCCTTCCCGCACCTTTTGCAAATCAGACGGTTCGGCGGTCTGTGGATGTTTCTGCATTCAATACTGCAGTAGTTGTACCGATGAGCGTTGGATTGCGGAACTCTAAACGTTTTACCACAACCAACACAAGTTTTATAAACGCCGGTCGCTTCCAATTTACACTCAATAGAACAGTAATCAAATTGAGTTCTCTTTTTAACTTCGGATGGACGAAGCTCAAATACATTTCCGCAATGCTTACAGATATACTTGGTTCTGTTTCTCTTCTGCCAAATAGCGTTACAAGCCTTGGAACAAGCGATCTCAGTCCTTCCCTTAAGTTGGGATTTGAAGATAGTAACATCCTTCCCGCAAGTCTTGCAGGGCATTGTAATAGTTTCACCACGCATATTATCACCTCGTCTAATATATCTAAGCGTAATTATAACGCATTTGTGTATAATTTGGAAGTAGATGAAGATAATACTTATATTGCAAATGGGGTAGTTGTTCATAACTGTCTCACCTGCGTTGCGCTTCATGGGACTGAGTTGGAACTGGATCAGCGCGTCGATGATCACTACGGAGGGCGTTGCTCTGCGGTCTATCAGGTCGAAGGCGGTGATCCGCCAGTCAAGCAGACGGGTGAGCAGTGGTTCGCTGGATTGTCAGAGGATCGTCAGCGTCAGCAAGCATCATTTCGCAGGTCGCCAGGGAAGTATAACGCCTACCAGTCTGGCGTGCCGTTGTCTGAGTTCGTAGGGACGCATCAGGATTCGGTATTCGGTAATCAGGTGATCGAGCAGTCGATGACGCAGGCGTTGGGCGATGGGGCTTCGCAGTATTACGCGAGAAATCAGGGGGCATGATGGATAAGGACACCGTTACGCTTTGGGTCGGTATACGGCAGGCGCTGCTCATGGTGGTCGATAAGATAGAGGAATATATCGGCATCGACAAGGAAATGCGGACGGCAGCGTTACGCAAAGAGGGCAAGAAAGCGGTCAAAGACCGGAGACCGTAACGCCGAAAAAGTTTTGTGGTATAATCATATCAGGTAGTTCGCAAGAAACGCCGTACTCTGAATGGGTGCGGCGTTTTTATTTTATCCACGAGTCGTTGCTCGTTAAACACGAAAGGAACTGAGTGATGGGTGAGAACGAAAATGATGTAAAGACTGGCATGGGTCAGGATGGGGATTCGAAGGGAACGCCTGCGGAGGCGAAAAACACCGACAGCCCGATGATCCCGAAGGCGAGATTTGATGAGATCAACAATCGCAAGAACGAACTTGAAGCCAGGCTAGCCGAGATTGAGGCAGATCAGAAATTGCGCATCGAGCAACAGCTCGAAGAACAGGGAAAGTATAAAGAACTGACCGAGACGCTTCGTGCTGAATTAGCGGAGGCAAAGATCAGGGCAAACAAATCCGATGAGTTGGAAGGCACACTTGAAAAACTTCTCGCCGCCCAGCTTGAGGCGTTGCCCGAACAGTCTCGAAAGCTCGTACCTGAAAAGCTATCAATCAAAGACCGGCTGGATTACATCGCAGAAAACAGGGAATTACTGGTAAAACCTGCCCCGCCCGGAACTGGTGCGGGAAAGCAGGGTGGGAAGCCTCCAGAGGGCAAGCCGGACATCACCGCAGAGGAATCAGCGATGGCAAAGAAGTTCGGACTGACTGAGGAGGAATATGCTAAACATAATTACTAAGGAGGATTAAGTATGGCTGCTCCAACTTATACTTGGAAATTCGTCGGTGATCTTTGGGGCGGAGACCGCGTCCCGGTTATTCAGACCTTCGAAGCGACTACGAACCTTTTGACTAAGGTTGGTACGCTTCTGGTCAATAATAGCGGGCAGGTCGATGAGGCGGGCGATTCAAGCGCCGAGATCATTGGTATCGCGGCTGAGGAAATCTCAAGTGCTGCAACCGCCGCAGATCCGGTTCGGGTCTGGGTGATTGCGCCGGGGATGATCATTCGCGGAACCGCCGATGCAGATGCCAGCTCACTTGCTGGTTTGAATGGTAAAACAATCGACACAAATTCAGATGGATCGCTTGACGTGGGTGATACCTCGGATGGCTGTCTGTCGGTTCTTCGTGTCAATAACAGCGCCGGGACTGAGGTTGACTGCATTGTCACCACTGGCGCGATGATCGAAGCATAGGGGAGGGATAAACAATGGGTACTCCAATGAATTCAAAAGAATGGCCTCGTTTCATCCTTCCGATTATCCGTAAGGAATGGACTGAGAAAATGGCGGCGGTTCAGTCGCCGCTGATGCCGTTCTTCGGTATCGAAAGTTCAGCGTCCAGCGTTGAGTATTCACAGGGCATCGGAGCATTTGATCTGGTTCCTGAATACAACAGCGCCGACGCGGAAGGCCGTCCAGGGGCGATTGAGTATGACGACTTCAATCCGCTTTATGAGACAACCTTCACTCACAAAGAATACGCAAAGGGCGTGGCGATTGAGCGCAAACTGTGGGACGATGACCGCTCTGGTCAGATCCGCAGGAAAGCTCAGACGCTTGGGTTCGCATTCGGTACAACCGTTGCGAATCACATGTCGAGCGTGCTTAACAACGCTTTTAGCGCGTCATACGTCGGTGGTGATGCCGTTGCGCTTTGCAGCGATTCACACCCCGTCAACAGGGTGGATACTTCAACCACCTTTGACAACGCGGGAGCGTCTGCGCTGTCATACGACGCAGTTAAAAACACACTGATCGCCGGGCAGGATCTCAACGATGATCGCGGCAACCCGCTTCCGTCAATCTATGACATACTTTATGTGCCGACTGCCCTCCAGGGTACGGCGTATGAGATCGTCAATGCGATGGCCAGACCGGGGACTGCGAACAACGACGCGAATGCGCTCAAGTTCATGTCACGCCGGGAGCTTCGAGTGGTGGTTGACCCGTATCTGAGTGATGCAAACAACTGGTTCATGATCGACTCACAGGCCGCGCCGATGCACCTGCTCTGGTTCTGGCGAGTTCAGCCTGAGATCGCGCTTGATCCTGCCAGTGACTATCAACTGGTCGCGAAGTATCGCGGATACATGCGCTACTCATTCGGCTGGGATGATGCACGCTGGGTATACGGTCACGAAGTGGCAGCATAAGGAGGTATGAAATGACTACCTTCGGGGATATGGTTTATAGTCTGGGGGGGATGCCACTTATGGGCGGTATTCCGTTCAGCAAAAATTCAAAAGTGTTCTTCGTGGATGCCGCGAATGGGTCTGCCAGCAATGACGGGTTATCACCCGAGCATGCAAAGGCGACCATCTCAGGTGCCTACGCACTCACGACTGACGGTAACAACGACGTGGTGATGTATCTCGCTTCTGGTTCAGGCGTAACCGAGTCGGCAGCGATTGACTGGTCAAACAGCTATACGCACCTGATCGGGGTTGCGGCTCCGACCTGCACGGCACAACGTGCGAGGATCTTCCAGCTCTCAACACTGACAGGCGCTTCGCCGTTCTTCACTGTGAGCGGGTCCGGCTGTATCTTTAAGAACTTCTACATCTTCCAGGGTGTTGACGATGCTACTTCACTGATCAATGTTGAGGTGACGGGCGGGCGCAACTACTTCGAGAACGTACACTTCGCAGGCGGCGGTCATGCTACGCAGGCTGTCAACGGCGGGGCGTCGCTCTCACTGGATGGTGCTGAGGAAAACACCTTCTATCGCTGCACAATCGGCGTTGATACCGTTGCGGCTGCAACCGGGATGATGGGGTTAATACTGGATAGCATCGCTCACCGTAACACATTCCGTGAATGCACATTCCGGATGCGTGCGGGTAATAACGGCGCTGGATTTGTTGAGGCTGTGGATGGCACAGGGTTTGATAGTGACAACCTGTTCGACAACTGCATCTTCATCAATAACTCCGGTACGGCAATGGCAAGCGCTTTTGTGGTGCCTGTGATTGCTGATGCTTCATTCCGTAAGCTGCTGGTGAAAGATTGCATGTTCACCGGTGTGACTAAGGTTGACGCGAATGACCGGGGCGTTGTTTATGGCAACATGAACGCCGTGACTGGTGCTGATCTGAGTGGCGTTGCGGTTGAGATGGCTGAATAAGATTGAGGGGGTTTCGGCCCCCTGCAATCTTTAAGGAAGGATCAACGATGAACAAAGCAAGACTGATCAAGTCAACTGACTACGGCATCGAGAAGCACGGATACAACTCGGCGGTTACAACGACTGAGACCGTATGGACGAGCGGGTCTGTTTTCCCCTGGGCAAGTGTGGGGACAAATGCCGCGACAACCATCGTGAGCGGTGATGCTGCTGACGCGGCGGCTGGAACTGGACTGAGGACGGTACAGGTTGAAGGGCTGGTTAATACCACTATCAACGGGCGCACAGGCGGGCAGATCGTGAAAGAGACGGCGACGCTTGACGGCACAACTGCCGTGACGCTCACCAACGAATTCTCTTTCGTCTATCTGATCACCGGGCTGACTGCGGGGTCTGGCGGTAAGAATGCAGGCGCAATCAGCGTCAAGCATGGCGCGACTACAATCGCTCACATCCTGGCGGGTGCAAACAAGTCAGAGATGGCAGTGATGATCGTGCCGAGTTTCACATCTGAGGGCGCGGTCATTCATGGCGCGTGGCTGACGGGTGCTGATGCTCGTTTGCTTGGCGACCTGACGGATATTGCGCAAATCTCAATTCTGACGGCGAGTGATTCGACATTCGGGGTCTGCAAGCGCGGGTCTATCGTGACAAGCGGGCCGCTGTGCTGTGATTCACGGGTTCCACCGTATCTCGGTCATGGGTACAAGATAGAGGTGCAGGCGGCTCCTGCTGCGGGTTCGCTGGCAATCGAAGCCGGTTTTGGTTTGATCTATGACGTGGGTTAGAAAATGAGACACTATACAATCAATCAGAAAAGACCGCATGGTATCAACTGGTACAAATGCGCTCATTGCAGGAAGGAAACGCCGGGGCGTGATGAGATGATCATGCACTTGGAAGTCGTGCATGGTATCTCAGACGATACGCCGGATGAGATGACCGTGATGGATCTGCGGGATATGGCGCGTGAGAACGGGCTGGCAATCCGGGGATCGAAAGCAGACATCACTCAGAGGTTGCAGGAAGCGGGGGTCTTATGAGCTTTTCGTTTGATATAAACGTCAGCACAGACAAAGATCAGGTGCGCTTATACACAGGCGACACGGATGAGAACGCTTTCTTCCTGCATGATGAGACGATTGACTACCTGCTGACGGCTGAGGGATCTGTGGCTGGCGCGACGATGAAAGCGTTCAATCACATCCTCACGAAGCTATCAGACCCGGACTTTTCGGCGGATTGGATCAGTGTTAACTATGGTGACGCTTTCGAGCATTTCAGGAGACTGAGGCGGGATGTGGCGAATGAGCTTGGGGTCAGCCCCACAGGGATTTCAGCCACGCCGCAGGTCGTCTATTCTTATCGCAAGGACAGCGACCAAGATCCTGACGTGTCTACGTATGGCGAATAATGAGGAGGAAACATGGCAGATATATCAGTGACTGCTGCGAATGTTGAAAAACAGACGGATGCAGTAACAAGTGAGGTTGTGTTTGGCGCGACCATCACAGCCGGGCAACTCGTTTACGAGGATTCAAGCGATAACGAGTGGAAGCTCGTCGATGCGCAGGACGCAATCACCGAGGATACGCCGGTGGGCATTGCCCTGACGGGAGGTGCTGATGGGCAGCCGGGGGTTGTACAGACCGCCGGAACTATTGACATCGGCGGTGTGACGGTGATCGGCACGATCTACCATTCTTCGGCGACTGCCGGGGGTATCACTGCGGACGCTTATGCGGGCGATGATTACCCGGTGCTTGTTGGGATTGGCGAGACCGCGACGAATATCAAATTGGCGTTCTGTGTGCCAGGAATTCAGGTTCCGACATAATGATCCGGGGCTGGTCTGTTGATTACGTCGAGGCGAAGGGGCTGGAGCTTATGCGCCAGTCATGCGTTTTGACGCGCAAGATAGAAGGCAACGATGGCAGCGGGGGCGTGTCTGTGACCAATACGGTCATCGGCTCGAATGTACCCTGCACGCTGACGAACAAGCGCATGGTGGCTCCGATGGCTAACAATTCTGGGCGCATCACTTCCCAGTATGAGATGATACTTCATGTCTCGGTGGATCAAGAAATCGCCGAGAATGACACGGCAGAGATAGAGGGCGAGTTGTATCGCGTCCAGAATGTTGTCATCGATCACCAGTGGCCTGTTTATAAGCGGTGTGTCGTTGAGAGATTGACCGGGGGTGACGATGGCTAACGCTACAAACACCGGCCCGGCGATCTATCAATGGCTGGCAGGTGACGCGGTGCTTACGGCGCTGCTGTCTGAGACCGACGCGATATATGAGGGGCTTGCGCCTTCGGGTACGAAGTTCCCTTATATCGTTTATGATGCCGTTGCCCCGCAGGAGTTGAATCTGGTGTCTGGAAACAGGACGCTCGATGAACTCTGGCAGATCAAGGCGATGGCAACGACACGCGCCGAGGCTTCCGCGATAGCCGCGAGGGTTGAGACACGGATGATCCAGCAGGACATCACGGTCACAGGCTGGACGGTCTATTGGGTAAGCCGTGAGACGGGGATTTCGTTTGCGGAACTTCCGAATGACGGCGTGCGGGTCTATAACATCGGCGCTGACTATCGGATCAGGCTGGCAGGATAATCAAGGAGTAAAACATGGCAGAATTTACAGGTAAAAATCTTTATATCAGCTTCGCTGGTACTCAGGTGAACTGCTTTTATCGCACGATGTCTCTGAGTAAAGAGATCGGGCTGGTTGACAGCACTACGGCCTGCGATGACAGTCGCACTTATCTGACAACGCTCAAGGATGGCACGGCAACGCTGACCTTCCTGGCGCAGACTGACGATGTTGGCGCAACCGACATTCCGCAGTTGATGTCAGTCGGTGACGAAGGCAGTCTGATCATCGGGCCAGAGGGAAGCACAGCCGGTGAGCGCAAGATCACGGTCAACGCAATCGTGCAGTCCTTTGATGAGGATTACACATACGACGACATTGTGACTTATACCATCGGCGTTCAGTTCAGTGGAGACGTAACCGAAAACACATTCTGATGAAGATACATAGAAAACTCGACGCGATCTTCGAGCTATTAAAAGCCGTTGCGTTGAGCATGGACAGTCAGGCGACTTATACATTGCCCGCCGAGTTTGTGGAGCAGATGCCTGATAGGATAACGATGGCGGGCGGTGCAGACCTCCCGCCTTTGCCATATCCCTACAAATGGGTGGATGTGAGCAGGGGCGAGACGACGATGAAAACTTACGAATGGGTAAAGTCGAGGTAAAGATGGACGAGAAAGAGCGTGAGCGCAAATTACAGGTATTCTTTGAGGATGGGTACACCCTGCAAGACGGCGAGACCGTTGTGCATTTCGACGGCAAAACGCTGAAACGCGGCGACATCCGGGCATGGCAGGTTGAGGATGACGACGAAAAGAAAGAAGCGATGCTTGACAATCTGATTGTGTCCGCTTTCGGGCTGACTAAAACGAAGGTCAAGAACCTCGCCTACGTTGATCACCAGGTCATGCTTTCGATGCTTTACCGGTTCATAATCGACCCTTTAGTGCTGATCACAGCCTGAGCCGAAACATCTACCTCTCTGCGATTGCCAGAGCGCCGAACACACGGGCGGAATGGTGGGCGACGCTGAGATGGCGGATCGTGAAGGAAACGGGCTGGACATTGGAATACATAGATAATTTGTCGCTTGGGGATCTGCATGAGTATATGAGCATCGAGGACGCAATCGACAAGATAGGGCGCACAAGGACGAAACAAAGAAATGCCAGAAATCGAAGTTAATGTCAACGATACGGTGTTGAGGTCGGTGATCTCAAGGATGCCAACGCTCACACCCTATATCATCGACGCGGCGACAACAAGCGTCTTTAACAGCGCCCGTCAGGATGTGCCGGTTGATACGGGCGCTTTGAGGGCTTCGATCAGCCGTGAGGTTCAGGGGAATGTGGGATATGTAAGGGCTTCGATGCACTATGCGGCTTATGTCGAATATGGCACGTCGAACCCGAATTATCCTGCTCAACCCTATCTCAGACCGGCGGTTAAAAAGGTTCAATGGTTGAAGATATTGAGACAGGCATTTAGACGGGTGGGATTATAGATGACAACGGTTGCAAGCGCAGAAGTAAAAATATCGGCATCTGGTGAGGGGCAGGTAACTAACCAGCTTGGCAAACTCGCGGGAGCGCTTAAGGGCGTTGCGAAGTTGGCGGTTGCTGGTGCGGTCTCAAAGTATACTCGCGAACTGATCAAGATGGGCGTGGCTTCAACCCGCGCTGAAAAGGCGCTGGATGCTTTATCAGGTGGGAACGCTGACGAATATATCGAGGCGGTTGGTGAGGCAACGGCGGGAACGATGTCTCAGATGGATGCTATGCAGGTGTCTGCCAAGTTCCTCTCGATGGGGCTAGCTAATACATCAACCGAAGCTGCTGAGATGGCGCGTGTCGCGGCAACGCTTGGCGGTGTATTTCAGGGATTGAACGCGGGGCAGGCGGCGGATCAGTTTGCGCTGTTGCTATCAAATATGAGTGTCCAACGGTTGGACACCTTCGGTATATCCTCCGCGCAGGTCAGGACACGGATTGCAGAATTGCAGGCGGCGGTTCCCGGCTTAACTCGTGAGATGGCTTTCTTGCAGGCGACGATGGAGATTGCCACATCGACGGCGGATCAGTTCGGCGACATTATGAATGACGCTGGCGGGGCGGCGGCTCGTATCGAGGCAGACATGCAGGATATGGGCGCGGCGGCTGGTCAGGCGCTTGCCGAGATTGCGGAACCGGCAATCAATCTGGTCTCTGACATAACAACCGGTGCGGCACAGGCAACGCAAGACCTGAGAGGCATCGGTGAAGTCTGGCGTGATATGCGCCGGGATATTATTGCCAATACGGGATCATATCAGGAATTCAGGCTCGAACAAGCCCGCGTTCTGCGCAACATTGATTATACAGATCAGGCGGTCATTGCGCTCACGGGCAACCTGCACATGAACGAGCGCATGTACAATGAGATTGTTGCGGATCTTCGAGCGCAGGAAGGCGCGGCGAAGAAAGCGGCGCAGGCTAATGAAGATTTAGGGTATAGCTACGCCGAGATTACTCAGCAGATGGCTGCTGTTCGTGAACAAGCGGCAGCCCTCGCTCGTCAGGAAGTTTCAATCGCTATTGACTTCGGGCTTGGCGGGATGCCTGGGATGGAAGATATGTTCGGGGCGATTGCGGAATCACCGGAGGCTTTCGGGCTGGCAACTGGCGAACTGCTTGAGATGGGGCGGGCGCTTGGGATTGTAACGCCAGAGGCAGAAGCGGCAGCGTCAGCGTGGCAATTCATGACGAATGAACTTGCCAGCTTTGACCTGACAGGACAGCAGACGGCAGAACTCTTGCAGGATATGAAAAACGGCGCTGACGGCGTGGCGCTCGGTCTCAAGGCTATGGAGATGAGCGCTCAAAATGCAAAAGATGCCGTTGAGGATATGGCAGATGATGCGGCGGATCGCATTGCTGAACTCATGGAAGAATCACCGGCTGAAATTGAGGTCGAGGCCAATACGGAGGCAGCAGAATGGGGAATCAGTAAGCTCAAAGGCTCGCTGGCAACAATGCCTCAGCGTGTGTACACGGAAGTAATCGCAAAGACCGATAAGGCGCTGGGCGCTGCGATGAAAATAAAATCATTGCTTGATAGTATCGCAGGAACTTATTCAGCCCAGGTTAATGTTTCTGGCGGGGGTTTTGGAGGCGGTGGCGGTGGGGCTGGTGGTGCAACGAGCATACCGTATATTCCACAAATTGCGGTGGGCGGTCTTGCCGAAGGCGGCCCGGTCACGCCCGGTCATCCGTATGTCGTCGGCGAGGAAGGGCCGGAGTTATTCGTGCCAAGCGTCGGCGGGCAGATCATACCGAACGGCGGTGGTGGTGGAGGCATGGGCGGCGGTACACAGTCGGTGACAATCACCGTCCCCGTTATCCTCGATGGGCGTGAGGTCGGGCGCGGGGCGATTTCTGGAACGCTGGACGCTTTGCAGACTGCGGGCGTGATTGAGGGCGGGATGGTGGCTGCATGACGGTTCTGCCTGATTGGACGGTAGAGATACGGATCGGCACAACCTGGACGGATGTGACGTGCGACCTGATCCGTGCTAAGTGGACTGTTGGCTTTACGAACACAGTCCAGAATATGCCAATGCCCGCGCATGGCACTTTCATGATGAAAAACGACGATCTGAAATACTCGCCTGAAAGCACATCGAAGCTGGCCGGGCTTGATGTGGGTTTGCCGATCCGGGTGGTGGTGAACGATGGATCAGACGTGCGCATGTATACGGCATGGATCAACGAGATCAAACCTGATCCGTTTCAGTATATGGGGAAAAAGACCTGCACGCTGGCGACGGCTGGCTTTCTGGAACGCGCTCAACGCGCCACAATCGCCCCGGCAATTCAACTCGACAAGACGGCTGATGAACTGATCACATATCTGTTTGTGAACACGAGCATACTGCCTCCGGGGACGGATGGTGTCTGGCTGCTGGGCGTGGCTGGCTTCTCTGGATTGGGAATCAGTACTTATCTCGGATCGATTAGCGGGTACTTTAACGCTGAAACGGGCGTCGAAACTTTCCCGTATGCTTTCGATAACTCGACGCAGTTCACCCGGCTTTATGATGCGCTGAAATATATCGTGGATAGTGAGCAGGGCTGGCTATTCACAGGGCGTGACGGCAAGATCACATTCTATAACCAGAACCACTTTTATCTGGACACAACCGTCGATGAGACATTCAACGAAAGCATGAGCGGGCTGAGTTATACATACGGCAAAGATGTTTATAACCAGATCACCGTCCAATACAATCCGAGGACGCTGGACGAGGATGGAACTTTTACGCTGGCGACGATGGAAAACTCGATGCTCGTGAGGTTCGGCGAGAGTGTGACGATCACGATGAATTATACGGGCGACGGTGATGAGCGGGTCAGCACAACCGACGCTATTGATCCGGTGACGACAACGGACTGGACGGCGAACGCTGAGGATGACGGATCGGGCGCTGATATGACTGCGGACTTCACAGTTACGGCGGTTCACCTTGCGAACGGCTCAGAGTGGACGGTATCGAATAACAACGTGACGACTGATGGATACCTGCAAGCGGGGGCAACCCAGCGATCCAACAACAAGCTGACCGACAAAGGTGCTGAGTTGTATTTCCTTGAGGACGCGGGGAATGTCGTCACATACGGCGCTCGACCATTGCAGATCATGGCGCAACTGCTGCCGACCGCAGAAGCCGCCGCCAGGATTGCGAAGGTCAAACTCAGCAACTACCGCAACCCGATAGGTGATATAACACAGGTGACGCTCAAGCCGTACAAAAACACGACGCTCAAGACGGCAGCGATCACCCGGACGATTGGAGACCGGATCACGCTGATAGAAACGCAGACGGCGAATTCGGACGATTATTTTATCATGGGCGAAGAACACACGCTTGAGGACGGCGCAAAGGATTGGACGGTCAAGTGGCATCTGATGAACGCGAAGCGGTATCTGGTCTGGGCGATTGGCGTACCGGGTAGATCAGAAATTGGTGAAACGAGTTACTTAGGTTAAGGAGCGAACAATGGCAGTGAAGAAAACGAAGATCAGACGAGCAGGAGATCAGGAATCGGTTAGGCAGTTCGGCGGGAATTATCGCGCTTTCGTGGCGCACGTCTGCAAAGCGAACTGGAACGGGACGCCGAATTGGCGGCTGAGGGGCAACGCATACGCCGATATTACAAACAGCGCGTGGCGGGTGGTCTGCCCTATCTGCGACAACCCGATCATCCATGAACCGGGTGAGCCGTTCTTTTGCCCGAATTGCATGATGGAAGGCAATGACGGGTTTGCGATGACGGTGGTTTATCCTGAGAACTATGCTGAGATCGAAGCGGTTCTGATGAAACGACCTGATCCGAAAACGCGGAACTGGTTGCACGCAAAGAAGGAAACGGTTGCGGATCTGATCAAAGAGAACGAGGCTCACGGCATCGTTGCTAAACCGAAGAAAAAGAAACAACCGGTCAAGGGCAAGAAAGCGCCAACGCTTGAGGAATTGGCAGAAATGAAAATACCTCAGATTGAGGACGCTGAAGAAAAGCCAGAGAAACCATCAGCAGAAAAGAAGCCGGAAGCGGGTGAGTGATGGCGTGGACTGCACCATCGACGCAGATAACAGGCGCACCGATTACGGCGACGCTCTGGAATATCGAAGTCGTCAATGACCGTGATAACCACTACAACCTGATCCAGTACGGCGGCGGGTCTGAATCAACGAACCTCGCGATTGGCGCGGGTAACAATCTGACATTCGATACGGATCTTAGCGGTTATGATGGGTACAGGGATGGCTCGAATGATGATCGGGTATATGCCGTCAAAACAGGGCTGCATGAGTTTTTCGGAATACTGCAATTCAACGGCGCGACGACGCTCACGCTTCAGGTGGACGGCACGAACCAGTTTGTATTCGGATCATATCAACGGTTCTGGCAAACACACCTGTTATACATGACGGCGGGCGAATATGTCACGATGAAATCAAGTGCCGGCGTTACCATGACGCAAAACTCATATATGGGACTGAAGCTGGTGAGCGGTGGATGGACTGATTACGGACACTGGACGGATATATAATGGCAAACTGGCAGGGTGGGCGACAGAAATCAACCGGGGATCTGGTCGATGCCGACAACTGGAACGATGCGCACTATACAAACCCGGTGCATGATTACAACCAGTTTCATTCGGGCGCTTTCGTGACGCGGACGACTGACCAGTCTGTGGGATTGGCTACGGCTATCTCATTCGATAATGAAGAGCAGGATACCGATTCATACCATGACGGGGTTAATCCGACACGATTGACCGTACCGGACACCGGCGTATATCTGGTAAGCTTTTATGCTGAGGCAGACGCGGCGACGTCGTTCATCCTGGGGCTGAATGGCGGATCATACCTGATATTCGACGGCACGCATACCGAGATAAGCCGGGTGGTGAGACTGACGCTGGTTGCGGGCTGGTATCTGGAAGTCTACGCAAACACGGCGGCGCGGACGATCTATGCGGGGGCGGCGTTTTCGGTCCAGCAGGAAATCAACGGGAGTTTGAGCTGATGGCGTGGGTTAATCCGAGCGCAGTATCAACGGGCGACAGCATCACGGCGGCGACCTGGAATATCGCCGTCAACAACTCAATCGACATCTACAACAGCCGGATCAGTGGGTTTCACGCTGGCAGATCAGGAACGCAGTCGGTTGGGGCTGGTGACAATATCGAGTGGAATGACCTGACGTATGAGAACGATGACTACTATGATGCGGGATCGCCTGATGAGATCGCGTTCCCGTATGATGGGCAGTATCTTGTTTCGTATTACGTGCCGTCATCGGCATCGACACGGTTCACGCTTTATACGGACACGGGCGGGGGCGAGACTGAGTGGATGGACGCGGGAACGGTGACGACGCTGATCTACTCGATTGTGGTTTCAGTGGATGCCGATGACAAGCTGATCCTGAAATGCAGGACGGCAGGCAGGACGATCAGCGCAGACGCTACGGTTTCGGCGCGGTTTTTGAGTGGAAAATAAGGGGGTAATTTTATGGCATGGGTAGCACCTTCAAGCAGGTCGCTCGGCGATCTGATCACGGCGGCGATATGGAATCAGGATGTGGTAACGAATCCGCAGGCGCTTTATGATAGATCAGCGCCGTTGTCAATGTGCGTTTGCACAGACGCAAACAACCAGACAGCGGCGCAAGCAGTAAAAACAGCGATAACCTTTGACACAGAAGTTTATGACACAGATGATTATCATTCAACGGTATCTAACACATCGCGGTTCACTGCACCAGTGACGGGATTGTATGCAGTACACGCAAGGGCGCTGGCAAACGGTTCAGTTGGTGAGCCAGAGTTAAAGGTGGACGGTGGTAGTTTCTCCCCGATGGTCACAAGCGCTGAGCAAAACAACGCCGACGATGTGGCGATCATTTCTGCACACGTTTATCTGACCGCTACTCAGTATGTTGAATTTTGCATTGATGGGGCAGGTGCAGATCGAACAATCAATCCGTCGTTCTTCTCGATTGTGTTATTGTCTGGCGATTAGTAAATATTCAGGTAGATCGATCTGCTATAATTGAGGATGTAAGAGGCTTACTGGAAATTGAGAGAAAGCGATGAACGCGGATGGGTTTAGAAGGCATCGAAGGGCTGGCAGATGTATTTAATCGCCTGGAGTTCTGGGCATTGGTAGGAGTGGTCGCGGTGGTGGTGGCGGTAGCATGGTGGAAAGTCACTGAGCTGAAGACTGGTTTACAATCGCGGATTATCGGAAGTTTCGAGGGCGTGGCTGATGATTACCGGGCTTCGTCTGATAAGAACATCGAAAAAGCGGGTTGCCTTGAGGAGCGGGTGTTCAAGCTCGAATTATCCAATGATGAGTTAAAGGATACGGTACAATCTCAAGAAGATCGAATCGACAGTCTCACAAAGCAGATCAGGACACGCAATAAGCGTATATTGGATCTGGAGCGCAAGATCGCTGAGATGCAGACCGAGATTGACGCGAGAGATGAGCGGATCATCGAGCTAGAGCAGCAGGTCAAGCAACTCATCGAGGAACGCGAAGAATTGCGAAAGCGCTTGTCCGAAACAGTCTGAAAAGTCAGGAGATCAAATGAATAGCACTTTAGAACAGCGCGGGAACGTGGTGACGATGCGGGTTGATGGTATAAGCTCCGGTGACACGATCCCGCTTATGCTATCAAGCGACTGGCATTTTGATTCAGTCAAGTGTGATCGTAATCTGCTCACAAGGCATTTGACGCGGGCGAATCAGGATGGCGCGGTGGTGCTGGTTGCCGGGGATGTGTTCGATGCCATGCAGGGGCGGTTTGATCCACGTAAGTCGTATACCAATCTTCGTGAAGAATATAAAGTCGCTGATTACTATGACGCAATCGCCGATGATGCCGCCGTGTTTTTATCGCAGTTCAACCGATGCAAATTCATCCTCGCAATGGGAAACCATGAAACGGCGGTGCTTAAGAACGCCTCCACTCATCTGATCAACACGACGGCGAAAGAACTCAGACACCGGGGCATCGAAGCCTTTAACGCCGGTTATTACGGCTGGCTGCACATCCTGAGCAAAGATGAGCATGGAAAAGGAAGGGCAAAGCAGCGTATCTACTGGCATCACGGACATGGCGGAAACGCGCCTGTGACGCGGGGCGTCATATCGACCAACCGCCAGGCGGTCTTTCTGCGAAATGCCGACATCGTCCTGAACGGTCACAACCACCAGCAGTATCACGTCACAATTAAAGAATATGGATTGACGATCAGGGGGCAGGAATATACGAGCGTTGTCCATTACCTGCGCACGCCGGGCTATAAGATGAGCGGGCTGGAGAATGGTGACGAAATGGGCTACGATATTGAGAAGCACCCCGAACCGCTGCCGCGTGGCTCGGCTTTTGTGGATCTGCGCTATGGCACAAACGGGCAGGATTTCGATGTCGATGTATTGATGAAGGTGGAATAAGATGAAGATTTTACCGGTTCCGTATGTGAACCAGACGGACAGCGAAGCTGACGAACTATTAAACGACTGCGGGATTGCGTGCGTTGCTATGATGGCGGGCGCTAATGGGCAATCGGTGACGGTTGACGAGATGGTGCTGGAAGATCCGGGGGAGCCTATCATACCTGACAGTGACGCGCTGATCAGTGTAGAAACGATCCGACTACTCGCAGGGGCCTACCAGATGCCGTCCGCTACAAAGACGGATATTGCACAGAGCGAACTCGTCAACTTCATAGCAGAGGGGCGCTTGCCGATCCTGCTGGTGGATTACGGCGTGATGGCAGATCTCGACCTCACATGGAAGCAGGCGCGGTTCGGTCATTTCGTGCTGGCGGTCGGTTACGACAGCGGCGGACTGATCTACCATGACCCGTATTTTGAGGAGGAAGATGGCGGGTTCCGTTATATGACATGGGCGCAGCTTGAGGCAGTCTGGGCGTCGTATCAGATCGGATCTTCAGGGAACTATTACAACGCGGCGGCGATTGTGCCGGATGCGTCGGTTATTAAAGAGGAGGAAACAATGACCAATCTACTTAAGAACGGCTCCTTCGAGGGCGATTATTATGCTGTTGACAGCATGGGCGATATTAAAATACCGCTCAACTGGCAGTATTTTAACTTCGGTTCTCAGAAGGGGATACACTGTGAGGCGGCTTTTGAGCCTCAATTTGTAGAGGAGGGCGAACACTCATTCCGGCTTTATACGTCATACCGCGTCCATAATTGGGTCGGTATCCGCCAGCTTGTACAGGGTCTTGAGACCGGGGCGCTTTATCGACTGCATGTGAGAGTTCATGCGCGTCCGAGAAATGAGGGCGACGGGCTTGAATCGTCAGGGATGCTTTCACCCTGGATCGGCGTTGATCTGAATGCAGACATCACACCGCAGGCGGCGAGTGTAATCAAGCAATCGTGGGATCCGTCAATCGAGAACGCAAAGTATGACGAGTTCCGTGATTTCGAGATTGAATTCAGGCCGACGCAATCGAGCGTGATGGTGTTTTTCTGGTCTGAGGCGTTCTGGCCTATATTTAGAAACGAAGTTTTCTTTGAGGCGGCGAGTTTGCAGAAAGTCGGCGACAGCATTGATCCGGGCGATCCTACCGATCCGCCGGTTGATCCGCCGTCAGGAGAATGCGATCTCACGGAGGTGTTGACCGCGCTCGATGAACTCAAGCAGGGGCAGCAGGACATCAAAGATCAGATCGCGGCGCTGGACTGCTCTGGCGGAGGTGTACCGGTTGAGCCGCCAGTGGAACCGCCCCAGCCTCCTGAACCGACGCACAAAACGAAGGTGAATCTCAATCTCAGGAATGTACCGGGTGGATCTGTTTTGCTGACCATGCCGAGTGGTGATGACGTTGCATGGACTGGGCAATCACTACCGAGTGGCGGGTATCTCTGGTACGAGGTGTACTATGGTACAACGCTTGGCTGGTGCGCCTCTGAGTATCTCTCCCCTCTCGTATAACCCACCTCCAGAACCGCCCGGTGGTGGTGGGTGTTTGTTAGGGCTTCACGGCCCCGCTGATCCTGCGCTTTGGGCGTGGCAGCTCGGCGGGATTGAGACCGTGAAACAATCGAAGGTGCAGGCTGTTAAATTACTGACCGGCGACGGTATTGATGGTGCGCTGGTCGAGCAGTTACGCAACGAGGGGGTGATCTTCTTTCTCGCCCGCCTGTTCTTCCCCGTGAACGGCGGGACGGTAACGCCTGAAGAGTTCGTGCATTCTGTGGGTAATTCAGCGCGGGCGTTATATGCGGCGGGGGTTCGTTACTTCGAGGTTCACAATGAACCCAATCTAAAAATGGAGGGCTATATTTCACAATGGAGAACGCCGGAAGAGTTCGCTGGCTGGTATAACGATGTGGTGTCGCTTTTACGGCCTGACATGCCAGATGCGCTATTTGGGATACCTGGACTTTCACCGGGGGCTGTGATTGATAATGTTCGACCGATTACCGAGGCTGAATTCATGGCGCGGTGTTTGCCGCTTCTGAAAGATTGCCAGTGGTTAGCGTGTCACCGGTACTGGTCAGCGGGAACCGACGGCGCGATGGGCGCGGCGTTGAGCGCGAATGACTTCGCCCAGGAATATCGCCCGCTTCCCGTGTTCGTGACTGAGTTCTCGAATACCACGAAGGGATACGACAAGAGCTATAAGGGGAATGAGATAACGACATTCCATAAGTACATCAACGGGGATCTGATCGGTGCGGTGTTCTCGTTTGTTGAATCATCGAGCGACCCGATCTTCGAGTGGGAAGCATGGCGGGGGTCTGCAATTCCTGTGATCGTCGCTGAGTATATCGACAGTTTGTGATATAATCAGGGTAGTCCAACAGTTGGACAAGCCAGGTAGGACTATCTAATTGCAATTAGGAGAACATAATGAAAGAAGCACTAAACGCACTACTGCACAGCCGGAAGTTCCTTTTGCTGGTGCTGGATACGGTGATCGCATTGATCCTGACCATCGTTGGTCTGGTCAAGCCTGAACTCCAGGAAACCGTGAACCAGTTCATTCTCATCTTGCAGCCGGTGATCATCGCCGTTATCGGTGGTATCGCTTACGAGGACGGCAAGGAGAAGTCAGCCCCGAATTACTTTGAACTTGAAGGCGAGTTCGAGGAAGAGCTGGAGGATGTATTCGGCTAAATAGCAGGCAGGGAAACAGGGCGCATCTGGTTGAGGTGCGCCTTGAATTTTCTGAGGTGACACGGTAAAATAAGACTGGGCGTGAAATAGTGTCGATGGCGGTGAAAGCCTGCAAAGGAACCCGTCAGACCCGGGGGCAGAACCCGGCACGTCCACTAGGTAGTGGGTTCGTCACTAAGACGTATGAAGCACGGACGCCCGAGTGCTGATCCGTGTGGAGGCTGGGGTGAGCGTAACGCGGCATGGTGCTATTGCCTGCACCACACATCGAGCCAAGACCTTACTTGCAAGGCTACCTTTTACCTACCTGCCATGTGCAGGAAAGGATCGATCTTCCCTACGGGGAGGACTGCAACACTGGAGAAGCTCAAGTGCCAGTATAAACAAAGACGGGGGTTGTTGTACCCAGTGAAGACTGGGGTGGAACGGCCCTTTCTCACGCAACGATCCGACGTGCCACGCCGGGGAGCTAGAGACGGGGCCAAACCAAGGCGGGTTTGTATATGGGGCATGAGCGACGGTTCGTGCCTCACCCGCCCCCAATACAAAGGAGAGAGAGATGGAATTGAGCGAACTGCTTGAAACTGTACTACCGCACGACTGTGAGCGAAACAAAATATGTTGTTTCAAACCAACGTTTTACCGCAATCTAAATATGCGGTGGGAAGAAACAATCATACTCGGGCAAGATGGCGACGAACCAAGTGTCCACCTCGAACGCAAAGGTTTTGATAACACTGAGACATGTCGGTTTATGTGTCCTATTTGCGGATACATCACCCAACCAGAGGCAACCCCCGCCGAGGCAGTCAAGGCGTGGAATTCAATGATGGCGGCCGCCGCCCTCGATGAGTTAGCGGCGCAAGCACAGGAGGATGGGGATTATGAGTGAGAATCCCCTTTTGCATCGGTGTAGATGTGGATCAAATCCACTCTTGTTATACAACCCCGACCCAAGCACGCCCTGTTTGAAGTGGTGCGTTGTCTGCAAACAGTGTCGCTATGGGCTAGCGACCACCAGA